CTTACAACTGCTCCTTTAGAGAATCAAAAGATTATTATAATAAGAAAACTAGGTAAACTTTGGACAGACGTCGGAACTAGCCTTGCATACCAGGAAAATGACATTGCACGGTTCCTTCGAGCGAAAGTTACGGAGCTAGTCAAATAAATACACATAGCAGTGAGAGAACAAAATGACAGACAAATTAAATGACACATCAGGAATAAAGGTACAGGGACACATTAAGATTAGTGACCCTGCTACTGGCGAAGTATATGTTGACAAGCGTAACGCAATTCATTATGAAAACATGAGTCTTGCACTTGCGGAAAGTTTAGCAAATGCTGGCAAAGGAGCCATTTATGAAATGAGCTTTGGCAACGGAGGAACAAGTGTCGATCCAACAGGGATTATTACTTACTTAACTCCTAACTCAACAGGTACAAATGCTAGTTTGTATAATCAAACATTTACTAAAGTTGTAGATGATTTGAGTACAAACAACACAGATCCTGTTAGAAATAAATTAGAAACTAGACACGTAAGTGGTACTAACTACACAGACATAATTGTAACGTGTTTACTTGATTACGGCGAACCTTCCGGACAAGATGCATTTGATACTGCTACAGATGCAACTAGTACATATGTGTTTGACGAGTTAGGGTTAAAGAGCTACGATCCTAGTACAACAGGTAAGTTAATTACACATGTAATTTTCCACCCAGTACAAAAATCATTAAACAGACTTATACAAATTGATTATACTGTAAGAGTCCAAAGTTTGTCAGGAGCATAATTAGATGGCATATACTATTAACTTTACAGATTTTACAAACAAAGGTAGCATTACTGTTGAAGATAGCACTTTAAACGTACAAACTAGTTTAAAGTTTCCAGGCAGAAGTACTACAGCATACGGTACTGCTATTAATGAAAATTTCTTGCACTTACTAGAAAACTTTTCAAATACATCAGCACCTAGCAATCCTGTTGAAGGACAAATTTGGTATGATAATACACCAGGCAGTGAACAGTTAAAAGTATATGATGCAACGCAATGGGTAGCATCTGGTGGATTAAAGAAAGCACTAACATCACCAGAAGCGGCAAATAGCGTAGTTGGTGATTTGTGGGTCGATACAGACAATCAACAGTTATACTTATTTACAGGTTCAGGTTGGGTATTAGTAGGGCCGGAATTTAGTGGTGGTCTTAACACTGGCGCACAACCAGTTGAAATAGTTGGCCAAGACAATGTTGTTTACAATGCAGTACAAGTAGAAGTTGCGGCAAAGCCAGTTGCAATAATTTCAGCAGATGCGTTTACTCCTAAAGCAGTAATTAGTGGATTTACTACAATTAGTCCGGGCATTAACTTAACTACTACAAATATTACAGGTGATGGCGCTCCAAAGTTTGTTGGACCAGCTGATGTTGCAGAAAACTTATTAGTAGGAACTACTAAAGTACCTGCGGCAAACTTTTTAAGAAGTGATGCTGTAAGTACAACAAATTATCAAATAAAAATTAAAAACGATTCGGGATTATTGCTCGGAAGCGGAAATCAGCTTGCATTAGAAGTTGAAGGCGAAGCTGGAGTTATTACACATAACACTAGTGGTAGTAATATTGATATTAGAGTTAACAATGCTGGTACAACACAAACAGCAATTAGAATTGATTCAAATACAAACGTTGGAATTAACAACACTGCGCCTGCAGAAAGTTTAGATGTAACAGGAAACGTTAAATTAAGCGGAAACTTATTGGTAGACGGAACTACGTCTAGCACAAACTTTGGCAATGGTGCATTAATAGTAGCAGGAGGCGTTGGTATTGCTGGTAATTTAAACGTTGGCGGAACTTTTGAAGTTGACGGTATTTTAACTACACAAAACCAAGCACCTGATTCTCCTAACGTAAGAAACATTGGTAACTCGGCTAACAAATACTTAGGAATATATGCAACTACATTTAACGGAAACTTACTTGGTAACGTAACAGGTACAGTTAGTGGTAGAGCGGGCAGTGCAGATAAACTAGCCAGTAGTACAAACTTCCAAATGACTGGAGAAGTAGTTGCTAACCAGTTACTATTTGATGGACAAACAGGCGGTAGTACAAAAGTATTTACAACGTCAGTATCAAATGCATTTATTAGTAATAAAACAAGCACATCAAACACTGTATCAGATGACGAATTCTTGTTAAACAGAACAACAGGAACTACTGGACTTTATAGAGTTAGCAGAGATACTTTATTAGCTAGTGTTCCAACTAACCCAACAGGCGTACTAATGCCGTATGCTGGTAGAGTAGCACCTGCGCATTGGTTACTATGTGACGGTAGTGAAGTATTACAAGCAGATTATCCGTTTTTATACACATTAATTGGCTTTGATTATAAGCAAGCAGACCAACTTAGTGATAGCGGTGTGTTAAAATTTGCATTACCTGATTTAAGAGGTCGCGGAGCAGTTGGTCTAGATAACATGGGCGGATCGGCAGCAGGCAGAGTAACAGGACTAAGAGGTTCTGAGATTGGTAACAGTGCTGGTACACAAGATGTTACTATTGGACTTACTAACTTACCAGAACACGAACATGATTTAGTTGTTGAAGGAACACAATTTTACGCAATATTAGATGCGGCAAAGGGTGCAGAAAGTCCTGCTTCATCTATTACATATGACTCTCCAACAGGAAGTGGCCAAGGGCAGGCTGTTTCAACTAGTGGCGGAGTAGCAGGCAGTACGGGCACAGCAATAGATACTATGAATCCGTTTATGTCGATGAACTATATTATCTACACTGGAAACATATAAAATGAGCTATAAATTAAACAAAACAGACGGAACATTACTAGTAGATTTAATAGATGGGTCGATAGATACAGCTAGTACGTCACTTACTCTAGTAGGTAAAAACTATTCAGGGTTTGGCGAAGTTTTAAATGAAAACTACATTAAATTATTAGAAAGTTTTTCAAACTCAACTAGTCCACTTAATCCAATTCCTGGACAATGTTGGTGGGATACTTCAGAGGGAAGATTAAAAGTATATAACGGCACACAGTTTAATGCAGTAGGCGGACCGTTTGTAACGTCGGAACAACCTACAATGGTTGCTGGTGATTTATGGATTAACAACAACGCTGATCAAATGTACTTTTATGATGGTGCAGGCGATCCTACACTAGCAGGACCAGCATATTCGTCACAACAAGGTAAGTCGGGCTTTATAATAGTATCAAGACTTGATACACAGAGCAGAAATAGAACATGTGCTGACTTATATGTTGGCGGAACGTTAATGGCTGTAATGAGTGCTATTGAGTTTACTCCTGCAACAGCAATTACTGGTATAACCGGCAATGTTAAAAAAGGTATTAATGTTATTGATACTAATTCTTCAACAGGATTTACGTATCAAGGAGTTGCAGACAAAGCATTAAACTTAATCAAGGCAGATGGTACTTCTGTTAGTGCAGACAGTTTCCTTTCAGCAATAACAGACGGCAGCACAACTGGATCATTGCAAGTATTAAACTCCAACGGTATTACAGTAGGACCAAATGCTAACCAGATTATGAAAATAGTCGGTAATAGCTTTGTTACAGAAAATGCTAGAATTGATGATGACTACATTATTAAGGTTACAAGCTCTGCGGCTGGATCACAAGTTATTGATGCGTTACATATTGATGCATCAACTAAGCGTGTTGGTATATTCCAAGATACTCCGTTGCACACATTAGATGTAACAGGTGATATGCGTGTAACTGGCAATTTAATTGTTGAAGGTGCAAGCGCAAGTATTGATGTTTCTACATTAAGAGTTGAAGATAAGCAAATAGAGCTTGCTATTACAAGTGATAGTACATTACTAAATGATGCAGGCGTTGATGATGCAGGTATACTAGTTAGAGTAACTGGTGATGATAAGAGCTTTACTTGGAAAAATGCAACTAAAGCATGGACTTCGTCAGAGCACATGGACATTGTAACAGGCAAGACATATAAAATTGGCGGAACTGACGTATTATCAACAACTACATTAGCTAGTTCAGTAACAAGTGCAACAGGGTTAACAACAATTGGCACACTAGGTGCATTAAGTGTTGATAACATGAATTTAAATAACGCAACAATTACAACAACAGCACTTGGATTAACAATTACTAGTGCTGATACAATTACTATTAGCAATAGTAGAAAAATTACAGGTGTAGGTGCTCCTACAACTGGTGCAGATGTTGCAAATAAAACATATGTAGATGAACAAATTGCTGGATCTTCAATATCCTTTAGTATGGATATTACTAGTCTTAACGACACGCAAATTGCGTCAGTTATTAACGATCTAGTTCCGGCAGCAAGTGTTTCAAACGGTACAACAGCTAGAATACACGGTACTTCACTTACAGGTGCAACAGTTACTGGTATTGACGTTGGAGCAGTTCTTACTAAATCGTTTATTACAGTCGATAAAAACGGAACAGAAAATCAATCAGTGTTGCAAGACATTGGTTTCACTAACGCAACAGGAACAGTGGCAGTAGCAGTTAGTCGTAGCTTAAAGCAATTTATTACCTCAGGTGGTAATTGGACGTTTGATCAAAACTTGACAAGTAGCGTTTAACGATAAATATATTATACAAAGGGTTATATACATATGGCATATACAATTAATAGATACAGTGGCACTACTTTAGCAACAGTGCAAGATGGTACAGTTGATGCAACTTCCGATTTACGGTTTGTTGGTAAAAACTATGCTGGATATGGTGAGATACA